ATCGCAATCTAACACTTGCATGAAATGCTATTGCTTTTCCTCCACTTGTAGTCCAAGGATCCGAAAATGCTGGAGCATTCATTCTACTTCTTAGCTGATTAGTAAATATCAAAAGTATTTTCTCTCTACCAATTAGATTAGTAATCTTTCTCATAGCTTTTGATAAAATAATAGCTTTAGCAGTGTTATAACCATCTTTATCCCATTCAGCTGCCATTTCAGTTTTAGTACTTGCTGCAGCTACAGAGTCTACTACAATTGTAACTGGAGTATCTTTATTAGACTTTCTTACAGATTCTATAATACTTTCAATTGACTCAAAGATATCTTCAATGGTTTCTAAAGGAACATATAACATCTCCTTTAAATTTACACCAATTGCTGATAGAAATTCTGTTGATGTCGCATTCTCAGTATCAACATATACTGCAATACCTCCCATTTTTTGTGTATTAGCTAACGCATGCGCTGCTAATAATGATTTACCTGACGCTTCTAGACCTGTTATTTCTACAATTCTACCCATCGGAAACCCACCATTAGGTCTATTGCTAATGGCTAGGTCCAATGCGGTACAACCTGTAGGAACCCATCCTTTAATTTCGGATGGTGAATCTGCTGTATCTCCTTCTAAGAAATAAGCAATCTTTCCTGCAGATGCTTTAAATTGTTTGTTTAGGTTGTCGGCTAACGTCAAAGCTAAATCCTCGTCTAATTCGACTTTGCTTTTTGTTTTTGCCATAAATTTATACTATTACTTTTTAGAGAAAAGAGCATCAAAAGCAGCTGATACATCTTCTACCTTATTAGTAGTTGCTGATTCAGTCTCTAATGATTTCTTATTAGATGATTTAGAAGAATCTGTCGCATCTTCTGTGTTAGCAGGTTCTGTTGGATTCATCCATTCTTGTAATAATTTCTCAATTTCATCATATGAATACTCTTTAAACAATTCAGTGATTTTAGGTTGATTTTTAATCAATTCTAATACCTCCTTGCTTTCAGTCATAGGACTAGTATTTGGTTTAACTCGAATAGAAGTCTCTGGATAATCTTTACCTGTGGCTTCTTTTGATTTGAACTCTACCGTAATATCACGACCACTCATTGGATCTGTAATGTCACCATAGTCAGCATCTGCGATAAATCCTAATAATTCTTGATATACTGTTTTGCCGAATCCCCAAAATTTAATACCTTCAGATTCTTTACCTCTGATTAAGATAGGTACATAACATCTCATTTTAGGTTCTAATCCTTTACCCATTTTCCAATCTTCTTTATTACCAGTTGATTTCAGTTTGTCAGCAAATTCCACAATTGGATCTTGTTTGCCAAATGATACCGGTGATAGAATGTTTTTACCACTAAAGTTATAGTGAAAATACATTTCTAAAAAAGGATTTTCTCGGTTGTGAATATAAGGAACTATCCTTACTTGATGTGTACCAGGAGCTGGTTTCCACAGATTCTCTTGCTTATTTGTTTTTGATTGCAGAGATTGTAACTTGTTGCGAATTGCACTAATGTCGATTGCCATTTGTTTTTCATTTTTTAGTTGTTAATAATTAATTGTCAATTGTCATTCAAAAAATAATACGCCTAGGTTCGTATACTCAATTAAATAACTAATTTATATAAATATAAGATAAATTATTGTAGATTACAAATTTTCTACCAGAATTATTTTAAAAATCTGTGTAGGGTAAATTTTAACTTCGTTGTTCGTAGATAAAATTAAACTGTTTCTGTAATTACTCCAATTTATTATATGTCTATTATTTAGTTCACCACCGTTCTCACTTCTAATTATAGAGTTTAATGAATTAATGGTGTATAATGTATTTGTTTCTTTCTTTCTATGTAGGAGAATAGCTCCATTTAATGTATTTGAATTGGATTCTTTCTCTATATTAAATGTGCATAGCAAATCTTCTTTGCCGTCTATTCGTAATACAAATATTTTACCGAAACAAATTTCATAGGTATCAGTTATCTTTTTTATCGATTCATCTAGAAATAATTCTGGTGTAAATAGTGCTAATAACTGATACAATGTTTGTAGTATACATATAAATATGTTTAAATTTTATTAGAATCTACGTTTACTAAATTATGATAATCAGGGCCTATTGATATCTTTACAGGAAACTTTGTTTGTTCCATTTCCGACTTGATATATCTAATATATTCAGCCCCGTCCGCTTTATTAAAATCAACTAATAATGAATCGTATGTATAAAGAATAATTTTAGATTCAAATTTATTTTGATTTATACCATCTAGTATCATGCAATTTCTTTCTGTCTCAAAACATTGTAGATAGTAATTTAATAGCTTACTAGCATTCATATCATTAAAAAAGTTCTTATACAATCTTCTGTTAAATATTGGAGTCTCTATATAATTTACTTCGTTATATGATTGCCATAGTACTTTAGTTAAATCATTAATTCGTTTGAAATATTCAATATGTAAAAACTCTTTTGATATCCCACCGTATAATAATCTAAAACTTATTTTTTTAGATTGTTCATATTCGTCATCAGTTAAATCAGTCTTATTAAAATAGTATCGACCTAAATATTTATGAATGGATTCATTTGTTGGAAAATCATAATTAACTAAATCAGCTAATAAACGTAGATGATATCCATCAAAGTCAAAATTTATTAAGAATCCATCTTTACCAAATCTACTAGTAAATGATGCTCTACTACCATTATCTTTATTTAATGCTGCAAAGTTTATACCACCGAATCGATTACTAGGTCTACCTGTTGATGTATACAAATTATATTCTGAAAATGTGTATCCATTAAAGTACTGCGTATCTAGGTAATATTTATGGAATGTATCATAGTTGGCATATAAACCATTCTTTTCTATATTATAGAATGAATTTATAAACTTATCATTATAATTTATGAATGCAGCATGTTCCTTTATATCAGGTGTATAGTATTCTAGAAATGCATTTTTAATATTGGTACACCGCTCGTAATGTTTTAATATTGGAATAATAGTATTCAGATTTTTAAAATATTGAAAGTTTCTAGTAAACCATTCATGTGCAGATGTATCGAAATCATCTTCAAATGGTGTATTAGTTTCAAAATACTTTACCAAGTCAATATCAATTAAGTTATAATTTTTACAGAAGGCATAAAATCTTTTCTTATTATATACATACATTCTATTATCTTTAGGTATTCTATCCAATTGCTTTTGATTTATACCTAATGCTTCTGTATGATTAAACGATATCATATATTCTGTATCTTTAAGCAGAACATATACATATAATAATGATATTGAATCTAGATGTACCGGATAGTTTCCGTTCGCATAAATTGGTATAACTAACCAATCATTTGCGGCATTCTCTGATAAGAATTGATCATAATCTAAACTAGTTTCTATTATTTTCATAGGTTCTAGTTAAATATAATAAAACTTTCTGTATTACAAAAATTTATTTTTGATTTCTTGTGATGTTGCGTTAGAATACACTGATAATTCTATATAGTCATTGATAAAAGTGTCTAAGCCTGGTATCTTTATCTTATTTAATTGTACTATTCTTTGGTTAGTATCTTCTACACCAAATTGTACTATAGCATTATTTGAATCTCTAACGTCATTTCTAGGTCCGGTCAATTTCCATGGTATTGTTATTGCTGTATAAAGTCCTGCATTAATACCTTTACCCGATGATACTAATGAACTATATTGGTCAGCATCTATTTCTATAATAGATAATACAGCATTTGTTAAATTATTACGTTGAATAAAATATCTATCAACACTACCATTAACATAATCATCCTCTTTAAGTATCGGAAAGTAATATCTTGGTGCTACAAAAGGATCAACATCTACTTTAGTAATATTTTTGTATATCATATTACCCTCTATCTGATATGTTGGTTTATATGGTATTAACTTTTTCGATTGAAATTGATTCCACCCAGATTCTGTATATATCTCACCTGTTGAATATCTGTGATATGATCCTGTATATCCAGCACCACTCTCAAGCATATACTGACCACCGTTGGTGTATAGATTATTTATAATCTGATCTACTGGATAATATATTTTTAATCTTGCCATTTTATACTTTCAATCTAGATACTGTACTTAATGTTGTTGTCCAATCATTATTGGCTATATTATGTTCAATTTTCGTTACTGTAAACACCACATTATCGTATCCTTTAGGTAAATAATTAATTCTTATAGTATTACCAAATCTGAAACCTCGTATCCCATCCATAACTACAGTTAAATCTATAGGTAATGGTGAGCCTTTTACTTCATTGCTGTTTTGGTCTACTACATATTTTTTATAGTCTTGCAAGCCAGATTGTATATTTGCAACATCGTCTGGCCGAAAGCCTCGGTCAAATGCAGTCTTTTTAGTCTTGTTTAAGTCGTTTAAAGTCTCGTCAGAATTTTTTACAGGCGTAGGTGTTGATCCTGTCTTAGCACCAATTAGTTGCGGAGTCTTACCAGTTAATGTAGATGCTGCTGATACAAATTGTGCGGTTGCCATGGCTCCAGGTAATTTTGATGTCATTGACATACTTCTAACAACACTACCTTTCGTATTATTATCTGATATAATTACCGGTATAGTAAATGGTTCTACAGAATCTCCTATAAACTGTGTCTCCATTACTACCCATTGTGATAGACTCTTTTTATATTCCGCATCGCCTTTTTCCGCATCAACTCTTGGATTGACTAAACTTAATTGATATAATCCTCCGGTGCAATTATCAATTTCTGTAAATATCTTGCCGAAGAAATTAACTAAAGATGTATCAACATCTTTACTATTCATTTTAGCGGACACTTCTGATTGCATACCTTTTACCATCTCCATTAGAAAATCTATACTAACTAGTATCTTACTTAAATCTACAGTATTTGAATTACCTTGATTCATTGATATTTTATCATCAATAGATTTCGTTAAACTTTCAGTTCCATATACTGAATATCCTGGTAACAATATATTTCTAGGATTCGAAGATACTAT